CTGCCATAGCAATTAGTGGCGAAGTAACACCTGCACCAATTAATTCAAATAAACCAATGCAGGCAATAAGAGCTGTTTTGCCATTTCCTTTAGGCATTCCAATTAATGCCTCTCTATACTTTCTTGATCCATCAGGGTTTGTTTCGTAAAGCTCAAATAATATCTTTTTCTGCCATTCATCAAGTAAAAAAGGTTTTCCATAAAAATCGCCCTCGCCATGCACACAGCATCTTTCTATAAACCTGACAACATCTCTGCCTTTAGATTTAGGTAAAACAATTTGTGTCATTATTCTTGTTCCTCATAAGATATTTCGCCTGTTTCCTTATCTACCTTTTTAACTTTTGGAAGTGGTTGCTCATCCTCTTGTAACATAATTACTCTTGGATCCTCGTAGTCATCCCAATCTTTTTCTAAAAAGTTTTGTAGATCAAGAATTGACATTGATGCCTCGCCAAATGCGATCCCAAGTCTTTGTCTAGCAAGTGGTGTAAGCCCTAACTCGTTTTCTAGCTTTAATACTTTATCCTCTAGCTTTATTACCAACTCAATAAGAGGACTTAACTTTTGTTGTCCTTTTGATCCTGTACCAAGCAAACTTTTAGAGCCACCCTTTCTAATTGCCCTATTTGCTCTATCTATTTGGTCGTAATATTGAAACAACCTCTCTAAAGCAGGCAAATCAACAAGTTGTGTCATTTGGCTCAAATCACTATCCCAATATATATCCCATCTCTCTCTTGTGATTTTTAGCCATTGTCTATATGGCTTTGGTCGTTCAAATGTAAGTTCTTTACTGCCCTGCAAGATCGTAATGGTGTGATCTCTATGACCGACACTATCAGGTTTCTGTATTCTGCCTCTTTTTGCCATACACTAATAACTTTCTATATATCTGCTAGTCCAATGGACTTTCTTACTTGAAACAACAATTAACAAAAGGGTTTTAACAATATACCAACAAGAAATAACAATGGAAAAAAAGCTAGCATCAGAAAACAACGCAGAATAACGAGCATAAAAAGTGTGTGC